CAGCGTGAGCAGGAAAAGTACATCAACACACAGATTCGGTTCGATGCCGAAGCGGTACGGTTCTTCAAGGAATTTGAGCCGCGTATCGAGCCTGCCAGACAACTGGAATACATCCTGAACGCCCAGGTGATGAACGAGATGGTGCGTACGGAGAAGGCACGCAGTGTGGAACACGCCAAAGGAGGTTTTGCCCGTCGTGCGGAAACATGGAGCAGCGTTCAGATCTGCTGTGAACGTCTCCGCGAAATTACAGGCCACACACTGCCGAAAAATCCGGCCCGTCTGCGCGAGAAGTTTAATGCTTACAAGCGTGAGGGATACGTGGTGCTGGTTAGCGGTAACCTGGGAAACAGTGCCGCACGCCGAATCGGAAAGGCTGAAGGTGCTCTTCTGCTGAAGCTTCGCCGAAGCAAGTTCCCTGTCTACACCGATATGCAGCTCTTCGATGAATACAACCGTCAGGCGGTGCTTCGCGGACTAAAGACTATCAAGAGTCCTACTACGATGCACAGTTACTTGAACGATCCGGCGGTAATGGTTTGGTGGTTTTCTGCTGTTCACGGCGAGAGGGAATTCAAGAACAAGTATATGCCAACCTTCGATACGGTAATGCCGTCCATGCCTAACTCGCTGTGGTATTCAGACGGTACGAAGATAAACCTTTACTACCGTGCGTACGATGACAGGCAGAAGCGATGGGTGGCACGAACCACCGATGTGTACGAGGTGATGGATGCCTGCACGGAACTGTTCCTCGGCTACTTTATCGGTGACGGCGAAAACTTCTACAACCAGTACATGGCGTACCGGATGGCACTGCAGACATGGAAGGTGAAGCCTTATGAGATAGTGACCGATAACCAGGGAGGACACAAGAAGCTGGCTTCGCAGGGATTTTTCAAGAAACTCTGCCATCTTCACAAAACCACGATGCCGCATAACGGCCAGTCTAAATCCATAGAGTCCGCTTTCGGACGATTCCAGCAGCAGGTACTTCACAAGCTTTACAACTTCACCGGTCAGAACATTACGTCAAAGAAGCTTTCAAGCCGTGTGAACATTGACCTGGTAATGGCGAACATTGACCAGCTTCCCACGATGGAAGAGCTGAAACAGCAATATGCCGACTGCCGCGAAGAATGGAACTCGATGCAGCATCCTACCAGCCCCACCGGCATGACACGCAGGGAAATGTACACCGCGATAGAGAATCCGCAGGCACAGCCGCTTGATGACTATGAGGCACACGAAATCTTCATGCTGTTCTCTCAGGCTCCGGTGCAATACACCAAGGAAGGTTTCATCTTCCGAATGAACAAGCAGGAATACAGCTACATGGTGTATGGCGATGACGGACTGGTAGACATGAACTTCCACCTTCAGAACGTAGGCCGTCAGTTCCTCTACCGCTACGATCCGGAAGACATGACCCGCATCGAACTCTGGGCGGTTACTGATACCGGAGCCAAATATTCGGCAATAGCCACACCGAAAGTCACTATCCATCGTGCCACTCAGGAACGAACCGACGAGGAAAACGCTTATCTGTTTGCGCAGCTGGAAGCCAACCGCCGCACACGTGCAGCCATGCACATCGCCCAGGAGGAACTGTTTATGGAAGAAGCCATGGGCGAAGCATACACAAAGCTTCGTTTGCCGCGCCCGGTGGCTGTGAGCGAAAAGCAGCTTGACGGATACCGAGAAGAAATGAAGCGTGGTACACTGGAAGCTCCGGTACCGATGCCCGAAACGGATATTCCGGAAGAGCCTGTACTGGCAGATGAACCGCTGACCTTTGCCTCATCAGGAGACTGGACAAAGAAAGTATCGAACCTGACGTTCGATGAACTTGACAGCTTGGGAAAATTCTAACGATTTGATTAAACAATACTTAAATACCTATTAAAACAATGAAAGGATTAACAACAGAAATGAAAGAACAGGTGCGTAGCGCACTGATTGCCTACCGCTCAAATTACCCTACGTTGAACCGTGCCGCAGAAAGCTTGCAGGGCGTAAGCTCGGCCACCGTGAGCCAGCTATGCAACGGAAAGTATGAACTGATCAGCGACGAAATGTTTGTACGTATCGCCACGCAGATAGGCTTTGCCTTCGACTCATGGAACCTTCACGAAGGAAAGACCTTCAAGGAAATCACTTTTACGCTGAGCGATGCACAGGCTTACAAGAACGTAACATGGATTGTGGGTGATGCAGGATGTGGTAAGACCACAGCGGCCATCGAATACCGTCGGACGCACCGCAACGTGTTCTACATCCTCTGTTCGGAAGATATGCGACGCTCAGACTTTGTGCGTGAGATAGCCAAGCAGGTAGGCGCACCTACTGACACGACCAACCTCCGCGATATGCTGGAAAACGCCATCAGCATGATTTCTTTCCTGGGAAACCCGCTGCTGGTGTTCGATGAAGGCGACAAGCTTACCGACAGCGTGTTCAACTACTTTATCAGCATCTACAACCGACTGGAAGGTCATGCAGGTATCGTGTTCCTGAGCACGGACTACATCAAGCGCAGAATGGATGCCGGACTTCGTTACAACAAGAAAGGTTACAAGGAAATAAACAGCCGCATCGGACGCCGTTTCTTCGATGTGTCTCCCACGAAAGAGAATGACATCTACGCCATCTGTCAGGCCAACAACCTGACCGACCGTGCCGATATAGAAGAAGTGCTGAAGGATGCCAAGCGAAGCGACAACGACCTTCGCCGCGTGAAACGATGCATACACCGTCAGAAACGTATTATTGAAGCTCGCATGAGGAAAGGAGGAAGCAATGAATAAAGAGGATAGCACACCGCCCCCACAGAAAAAGAAGTTCACTTTCGACCGCAATGCGAAGGGGGTTCGTGAACTTTTATCCATGAAGTTTGATGTGATGGATTTCAAAGGTCCCTGGTATGATGCTTTCGGTACTCCTGAACGGCGCGGAGTATGGATCATTTGGGGAAACTCCGGAAGCGGAAAGACCAGTTTTGCCCTCCAGCTCTGCAAGTATTTGTGTCGTTTTGGCCGTGTGGCATACGACAGTATGGAGGAAGGTGCCTGCCGCACCATGCAGGATGCCATCCGGCGTACAGGAATGATGGACGTAAACAAGAAGTTCCTGCTGATTGACAACGAGAATATGGAAGAACTCAGCATCCGCCTCCGGAGACAGAAAAGCCCCGACATCGTGGTAATCGATTCTTTCCAGTACACTCGAATGAATTACCGCCAATACATCGACTTCAAGGAACAGCACAAACGGAAGCTGCTCATCTTTATCAGCCATGCCGAAGGCCAGTTACCCAACGGACGCGCAGCCAAAGGAGTGATGTACGATGCCTCGCTGAAAATATACGTGGAAGGCTTCAGGGCATTTTCAAAAGGACGCTTTATCGGTCCGGTAGGATATTACGACATTGTGCCGGAGAAAGCCCGTCAGTATCACGGAGAAGAATAATCTTTTAATGAAGAATGAATAATGAAAAATCAAGGATTATCAATGAAAGACCGACCCATTACACCTCAGCAGGTGAAGGCACTGCAAGCCCAATTCCATAAGATGGGTTTTTCCGATGAAGACCGCCACGGATTTATCAGTCAGTTTACTTCTGGACGCACCGACAGCACAGCCGGACTGACGAAGGAAGAAGCAGGGTTGTTGCTCACCCGATTCAACCGTGAAGAAGCCGACAGATTACGCAAACAGGCACGTGCCCTGGTGAAACAGATATTTTCCCTGTCGTTCCGTATATCCTGCCTTAACAAGAACTATACGAACGACACGGAAGCAGACTTTGAAATGAATAAAGCAAAAATAAACCAGTTCTGCCGTACACGCAGCAAGTTCCGCAAGAACCTTACTGAAATGTCACTGGAAGAGCTGAAGGACGTAAAAAGACAATTTGAGGCAATGGCACGCAAAGAGTGAATAATTAAAAGTTAATAGTTAAAAGTTCAATATGAGAAAGCAATCAGAAATAAACCGTGCCATCGAGCACTTGAAAGCTTGCAACGATAATGTGAGCCGAATACAGTTGGAAGTGCTGGAAACGAAACGCAGTGAATCATGGGTATTCAATCGGTATGTGCGCGACGTTCCGGAAGACGAACGCAACGAAACTCTTTTCTATGCCGCACGCGATGCAGCCCAGTTCCTTGCCGGAAAGATTGGTATCAGTTCCATCTGTCCGGATCTGGAAGACGAACCCGAAGAAGAGGAAGAGCAGGAGGAAACAATTACACTGAGCCTTTCGGAGTACAAAAAGCTTCTTCTTCGCCTGGATAGAGTGGAACGCAGGTTAGGACTGAGAGTGGGCGATGTGGCTCCGGCACCGCGTAAAGACATATCAGAAGCCCCCGATGAACTCATAGGTCAGGCCGATGCGTGCCGAATGATTGGGTGCGCAAAGACCACCATCAAGCAATGGGCAAACAAAGGACTCATTACCCGCTATCAGAAAGGATATAATGTGTACTACAGCAGACGTGAGTTGCTCGGAAGCCCGGTAGTGAAAGATTATAAAGACAGCAAGAAAAAAGATTAAGCTATGGAACATACAATCGAACAAATTCAGAATGACATTATGAACCGCATGCAGCAGTACGATTTCGGCGACCGCGTAACGATACTCCGTGAACTGGAAAACTTCTGCGGACAGCAGGCAGACGAAGCCATGAAAATGGAATACGACATGGCAGCAATGGAGGACGAACTAATTGACAATTGAGAATTGACAATTGAGAATTTTTAAACACTATTTAAAACTGAATTAATTATGGCAAAAAGAACCAAGAAAACAGTAATCAGCGGAGTAAGCCGCGAACAGTACGAACAGGCATTTGCCGAGTTTGCAATGGCCGACGCAAAAGCCCAGTCACTCACCGCAAAGATGGACCAGGAAATGACGAAGATCCGTGAGAAGTACGCCGACCAGCTGGCCGAGCTGAATGAAACGAAAGACCGCACCTTTGATGTCATGCAGACCTACGCCACCGAAAACAAGGATACGCTGTTCAGCAAAAAGAAAAGTCTGGAATCGGCACACGGTATCATAGGATTCCGCACAGGTAACCCGAAACTGAAAAACCGGAAAGGCTTCACCTGGGCAGCCGTTACGAACCTTTGCAAAGAGTTTCTTCCTGATTATATCCGCACCACGGAGGAACTGGCAAAAGACAAGCTTCTTGCCGACCGTGACGTACCGGAAGTTGCAGAACAGTTTGCCAACATCGGCGTAGAGGTGGTGCAGGATGAATCTTTCTATGTAGAACCAAAAAAGGAAAGCGATGCGGTCCAGACGGCCTAAATACACGTATGAACGCCGTGGTCCTCTTTGGATCGTGTATCGAAATGAATACACACAGTCTACATGTGAAGGCACTCCCATAGCGGAGTGTCATTCACCGGAGGAAGCGAAGGATATGGTTTATAAACTTAACGGATGGAAGAAAAATGGGACAGTACAGAATTGAAAGAAAATTTATCAAGAAACCTATTCCAAAATATGCATTGGAAGTATCTGGATACTATCACAATAGATTTCCTATTAAATCTCTTACGAAAGAGGAGGCAAAGGAAGAAATGGACATCATCGAAAGATACTTGAACAATTTTGTATACATAGTTCGAAATTCGAAAAATATTCTTGGTGTAACCCATAAGATAGAACGCACAGATAACCGCATTACGGTATACACGCTCTACGATACACCTATAATCACATTCTGGATTGAGGAGGAAAAGGGAGATGAATAAGTTATTTTGTTGTAAATGTGGAAAAGAGATTAATCCGGATTCAGGATATTACAACGCACCATCCGGACCTCATTGCATATCCTGTTGGACAGGAAAAGATATAAATGATAGGATAAAAGAGTATGGGAAAGGAATATATGTGATTAAAACTGGAGCTGGAGACTACTTGAAAAAAGGATACCCAAAACTGTCATCTGATTTTTCGTATGAATTATGCTTTGTGAAAGATATTAAAAACGCAAGAAAATTCAGTGGTTTTATAGAAGCTTACAATTTCCAGAAATTGACTCCTTTTTTGGAGAAATGCGAAATCATTAAATTGGAATAGCCATGGCAGAACTAACCTTTAATTCACCCATCCGGCGCGACAAGTGGCCGCGCTGGATGATCAAGCTTCACGAATATCTTAAAAAGATATATGAAATACCTGTAGACGATGTAGAACCAGACGATTACGACCGGCTCAAACGGATAATATTCGAAAAAATTGTTGCACTGGGAAATGATAAACTTATTATGGAAGATACGAACATATTCATCTATACCGTCAAAGGAGAGAACGGTTTTGGAATTGTAGTCGAACGAAACAGCAAAAAAGTAATCACCTATTACCTGGAATAATGAACAATCGCACAAAAATCATTCTGTTCACCGCATTTTCCATCATCATCGGGCCGCTGATTATAATGGAATTCATTCTGAAACTTGCAGGAAGAATGCTCGATATACTTGGCTGGCTGTGCTGGATGGAACCACGCATGGCGCGGAAAGGATGGAATGAATTAATCAGAAAAATAAAAGAATCATGGAGCACAAATTAGGAGAAACGTTTGAATTTGAAGGTAATACCCTCGAAGTTTCTGAAGTAGAAGACATAGAACGTCCATGTGTAGGATGTTTCTTCTTTGGAGAAGGACATCACTGCTATTTTGGAGGAATTGAATCTTGCATGGACGAAGACAGAGAAGACCACACTAACGTAATATTTAAGAACTCAACAAAAACAGAAGAATTATGATGCACAACTGGTTTACATGCAAAATCCGTTACGAAAAGACAATGGAAAACGGAATGAACAAGAAAGTAACAGAACCCTATCTGGTAGACGCTCTCAGTTTTACCGAAGCCGAAAGCCGTATCATCGAAGAGATGACACCTTTTATCAGTGGTGAGTTCGAGGTGTCTGGAGTTGCAAAAGCTAATTACAATGAATTGTTCACAAGTGAAGAAGAGTCTGCCGACCGCTGGTTCAAATGTAAACTCTGGTTTATTACACTGGATGAAAAGAGTGGAGCAGAAAAGCGTACTGCCAGCAACGTATTGGTACAAGCTTCCGACCTTCGCGACGCCATCAAGAAGCTGGACGAAGGAATGAAAGACACTTTGGCCGATTACGTGATAGCTTCCGTAGCCGAAACCGTCATCATGGACGTGTATCCATACGAAGCAGACCCCGATGTGAAACCTGAATTTAATGATGCAGACAGAAGATGATGAATAATGAAGAATTAAGAATGAAGAATGTTATGAAATCGGAAAAGACTTATATCCATCGCCGTGTATGCCTTTGCCGCCAGTGCGGAGGAACCGGCACAGTGACCGTGTATGCAGAAAAAGATTTTCAGCATCAGTACCCCGAACATAAAGTGTGTCCGCAATGCCAGGGCAGCGGACGCATTTGGCTGAGCGGAACAGTAATCAAGCAGATTGAACCTTATGCAGAACCAGAACCTTAATCTGTTCAAGCCTCGCAGGGTGGCAGCCAAAGTCCATTACAGCGCAATCAATCAGTTTATGTTTGTATGGATCAAGCACAGCCGCCCATGCGACTTGAAGGTGCAGCGTTCGAAGCAGAACCCGGAATACCTGGGCATCTGCTTCGATGTGGAAAACAACGACACAATCGACATGATGTGTGATTTAAAAACAAGTCTGAAAATTGAGATTATTGATTTATGAAAAAGAAAATATACATATCTCTCCCAATTACAGGACATGAAGACTTAGCAAAATTACGTGCGGAAGTAAGGCAAAAAGAATTAGGACAAAAGGGATTTGATGCAGTAACTCCGTTCGACGTATCACCAGATTCCAACGCATCTTATGCGGAACACATGGGGCGAGACATTCAGGCTCTCTTGGAATGCGATGCAGTCTATTTCTGCCGTGGATGGCAAGACAGCAAAGGATGTCAGGCAGAATACGAAGTGGCGAAGATTTACGGTAAACAAATGGTTTTTGAATAATATGAGCGAAAAAGAACAAATAATGGATTTTATCGACCAGGTTCTTTCAGACTTCACCAATGAAGGAGCGATGGATGTTTTGGAAGATGTGAAGAGTGAGATAGACATTAGAATCGAATCATGCGAAGAAGGTACATACACAGTAACAAGTGATTAATATGGCAAAGATTAAGACAATAAAGATAAAACTAGGAGAAACTATTTACGAAATAGTTGTAAAGTGTAACACTAATGGGAAGTTTACATTTGAAGCACCTGCTTCACTTATTTCAATAGTAAAACCTTTGGATGATATAAATCGTTACTATTTTGATTCATTAAAAGAATTAGAACATAAGGTTTATAAAGCAATAGATGAATATAGAAATGCAGTAATACAAAGAAGGCTTGTTATAAGAGTTGAATTTGGAGCAAGTGGGAACTTTGTTAAAGATGAAAGTGGTTTTCTTTTGCCGCAATTCAGTAAATATGGAGGTAAATTCTGTATTAATGACATGTTTACAGACGGATACAATCTTATTAAGTTTGGATATAAGATACTTATCGAAGAAAAGGTAAATGATAGTGTGACTTATTATCATACAATTAAATGCGGAAGAGATTCTCCTAATAATGATAATAGAAGAGTTGGCGATTATATTGCAAGTAATTATAAATATCATTTGGGAGAAGATGAATGTGTATTACCCTATACAGAAGAAATAATCAAGAATCTTAATTCTATAGAACAACAATTGAAAAATGCGGCATTGTTTTTGTCTAATCTTCTTAGTAGTAATAATGTAGAAAAAATACTTACTTCCGGTAACTTTAAATTAATAGAATAATATGAACGAAAAAGATTTGAACTACATCATCAAGTGCTTTTACGAAGAAAAGACAAATCATACATATAGAACACTTTCAAGAGCAAAGAAAAGCACAAAGTTTCCCCATGTATATCGCGCATGGATTCAGAATGGGAAAATTCTTGATAAAGAACCTATATACTGTTATGGTGATAGCGTGAGAACAATCAAAAGCGCAGACGAAGAAATCTACAAAAGATTAATCAAGTGAAAAAAATCCCCGACACCGCCAAACCGGATGCCGGGGATTTTCATTTTTAATTATTTATGAATCAGGGTTCGCCTAGGTAATGACATATTGCCTCATGCTGAAGCGGCGTAAGCGTGCGCTGTCCTTTCTTGTAGTGAAGTTCGTCCAGCCTTTTTTGTAAATCTTTGTTGAGAGCAATCCAGCGGCGAAGCTGTGTAACGGCACTGCGTGCAGAAGAGCGGGGAAAATATCGTAGTGCAAGGTCAGTAAGATAAATAGCGTGCATAATGTTATGTTTTTCCATGTAAAGATAATAAAAATAATTAGGAATAAATTACCCCGTAGTAAACGCATTGTTACTACGGGGTAATTAATCAGTTACTAAGTAGTAATGATGGGTTTACTACGTAGTAGTTAAGGAAGTGGTTCTTCTTTATCTTCCTGCAAACTCTTGACCTTGTGGAAGCTCAGATTTGCGATGTTAAGCTGGCCTTTCAGCCCGATGCCCGGTCGGAACTGGAGAGTCACCTTTTTAATCATCGACGGGCTGAAGGTGTCTTCCGTGGCGGTTCCTGTGCTGCGAAGCTGAGCCTGAAAGCTTCCCAGGTTTTCAAGCTTCACGATTTGTCCGGCTGCGATGTGCAGGTTAATACGCTTCACCAGTGCACGGATTACGTTCAGCACGTCACCGTCGGTCAGTGTGGTGGCATACGCTATCTCTTCCGACAGTTCGTTGATACCTACTGAGCCGGAAGCCTGTGCCTTGGCATAATACTTGTACTCTCCGCTTTCACGGTCCTGCGGATTGAGCATCTTTGCAACGCTGTAATTGATTGCCATAATAGTTTTGTTTTAAAGGGTTGATAATCTGGTTTGCTTGTCATGACAGTGCAAAACTACGGCAGGAAAATGAGGATGCGTTGAGAAAGTCGTAACACAGTGTGAAAAGATGCATGAATATGCTGATTTGTGTGCGTTTTTTCGTATTTTTGCGGAAAGTCATCAGGGTAATATGGTCAGGAAAAGTCGTCAGAAAATAGTGGGAATGAGCTATGCCTTCCGCGTGCAGGATATTGTGCGGATTTACGATGAGCATGCACGGAGCGGACTGTCGAACCGGGAAATCCTGCGCCGCTATATCTGGCCGAAATACCGCATCTGCGAAAAGACTTTCTACAATATCATCAACGCCAGTGCCGATCCGCGTGTGACGGAACGCATCGCCCAGGCAGAGCGGCAGCTGACGCTTTTCGGTTAAAAGGTCTGTGTGGCCTGGCAGGTGAAATCGCTGATGTCTTCCACCAGTTCCTCGTGGTTATGGTTGGTGCTGCTTCCCGTGCGGCGGGTCATGCAGACAGATTCATTCCGGACAGAGAGGAAGAAATTGAACAGGTGCGCGTCAATCTTATCCAGCAAATCAAAGCGTGCCAGCGATTCCTCCTGAAACATGCTTCCGTCCCTTGCGCTTCCTTTCCATTTGGTGACCACATGCAGCCGGAACGGAACGTCTGCCTGCTGGACGGTTCCGCTTAACGTGCGCCACTGCACGGGTCGGAATTCGATGAACACTGCCGGGGTGTCAAACGGCTCTTCCTGTTCGATGAATTCGACTTGCTCGTTCCACAGGTCAATGTGCCGGATAAGCGGCTGTCCGTTTTCGTCTCTCAATTCTTTCAGAGCTTCGGTCAAGCCGAGATAAAGCATACGTCTCATAATGCGTCAAAGTTTTTAGCGTTATTATAAAAAATTTCCTTCAACAGATTCTCCAGTTCCGGATGGTTGCCGATGAACTGGCGTTTGGGGATGGTAATTTTGCTTCCGGCCTTTTTCATTGCCATTCTCCGGTAAAATTCGGCTTCCTCGGTAAGGGCACGGTTCCGTTTCGTATTCCGGAGGGTTCCGTCCTTTTTCCGGCTGAAACGTTCGGAATAAGTAATTGGTATTCCGGCTTTCATCCGTTTGCTGCCCGTAATGGTGATATACTTCCACCAGAAATATTTCTTCATCTTCCGTGTTACGGTGATGGTTCCTCCTTCGTTGTGTATCTGCGCATACGGTTCGGTGGTTTCTATCACCACGCTGTCACGGTCAGTGATGCGCCCCGTGATACTCCGGCGTAGATTCCCGGTCTTTACAAGCAGTCCCCGGCTCTCATCATCGTTGTATTTGCGGCGTGCCCACTTCTCATTGAAGAAGGCTTCGCGCTCAAAGTTCCGGTCGAACTCCTCCAAAGCTTCTGTACGTATGTCTTTCAGTGTCTCCCTTACCAGCAGGTTGATGCGGCGCTGGATGTCACGGGTTACCTGGTTTGATTTTTCAGCCATTATGCATTGTTTTTTTATGAATTAATCGTATCTTTGCAGAAGAGAGAGTGACGCGAAGTACTGGGTTGGATTGCAGATCCTTCACTAAAGGCTTCAGTCGCTCTCTTTTCTTTTTTTCAGCTTCTCCACGATGGAATAAAACTGGCATCTTCCGTCCACCAGTTCCCGGATTACGGCAAATGAATCCTCATCGGCTATGCGGATGCGAAGGTAATGATATTTCATCACCATGGGATTCCCTTTTTCATCCGGACGTTCCAAAACGTGTTCGGCATCTTTCAGCAGGTTAATCAGATTATAGACTGCTTCATTCTTTGCCCTTACAAATTTGTGAGGCTGGTTCAATGCTTCCTTGATACCGTTTGAGGTGAATTCCACCGGATTCTGTATTCCCTGAACCAGTACGGTTTTACCGACCAGTTTCTCTTTAGCCCATTGTCGGGCTGCTTTACGCTGTTCCTGTAACCTTTCTTTTCCGGCACGCATTTCCTGAAGCAGCCTGCACACCCGGCATACCTCATTGTCCGGAATGTCGGCAGCCAGCTTCATCTTGTCAGGGCGTACTTCGCACCGGTTGCATTTGCGCAGTGTGTAGCCGTTGTATGCCGGGAAGGTTGTCATCCGCTTGCCGGGGTTGAACATAAACATTTCCTGATACTTTCCGGCGGTAGCCTGACTGCCCAGATTCATAGCTTCCTGCTCGTTGCTCACGGGGTATTTGTCTTTGCGCACCTGTACCACCGTACAGCGGCAGTTCCAACCATTTGGCGGGAAATATTTGTCCCAAAACGGGCTGGTTATCGGCAGGGTGATGTTATGCAGCATCCGGTGGGTACGTCGTACACGTTTGTCGTACATGGTCCGGTACTGGAGGTTATATCGGTCGCCGTCCTGCTCGAATTTCTTCCATCGTGCCGCCATCAGTGCGGATGCCTGGGCGAAGTTGTATTCTGTTCGCAGATACTGCACGTTGTAGGCATCATATACCTTTTGAACATCATTTAAGAACTGATTAAACGGCTTGCGGTTTCCTTCCTCATCCAGCAGGGAGGGGAAAGCCTCGTTCAGTTCATGGAAGGTCTTGATGCCGCTGAACACGTAGTTCGATTCCTTCAGGCGTTGCACCGATATGTCATCCAGAGGTACTTCCTTCAGGGCGGTATCTACCGCATTGTCGAATATAAGCTTCTGACGCTCGATAAACTTTCTTACATCGCTGTCAGTAAGCAGTACCGCAGCATCTTTCTCCGGATTCTTATAAACGGTTTCAGTCATCTTGTCAAACTCACGGGGAAGTCCGGAGTCATTAGGTATTGTTCCATTACCTAAAGCCAGTATATGTTTTGCTTTTTCATTATCTAATTTAGATATATCAGCATAATCCAATATTTCTTTAGGATATACTTTTCCTCTTAATATACCGGATATCAATTCAGCTTCGAATTCAGATCTGTTAGTATAAGCGTATTCTGATAATTGTTCTTTGACATATTCTCTATTCAGGAAAACCCGATAACTATGTTGTGGACTGTCAAAACCTGGATTGATAATTTGGTCGATATAGTGAGCTAGCTCATGCAATACGACATTATCTTGAACAGCTCTCCCTTTAACTACTTCGTTTTGCATAATCTTTCTTAAACCACCCATTTCTTTAATTATAGGATGATTGTTGATGTAGATAATCTTACTGTCCGGATGATATTCCCCCAAATTTCCAGTCCCTTTTTTCCTGCCTTTAAGATTTCGCTCTTTTATTTCCGGCAAATCGAATCCGTTCTGAAGAAGTATCATGGCGGCTTCTTCACAAACATCCCTTGTCTGGGGGTCTGTAATGACTGATGCCCAGGTTATTGCTTTTTTTCTTATGTCATTTAAATCCACTGATAGAGAGATTGACTCTTTCTCAAAATCTACAATTTCGGCGTACCGCTGATGCAGCCCCTTGTAATCATCGGGGCTTAGTCGAAAAAAGGGTGTTCTCCTTCCGGTAATGCCAGCTTCTGCTCTTCCTTTCCTGATTTTTGTTGTGCCGTTTTCTTCACATCCGGAACCGCTATGGAGGAAGTGTCTTTCTTCCGCTTCAGCGGGATGTTGTATTTGTCGATAAAGTATTTCGGCTCTACTTCGTAATGCTCCAGCAGCAGACGCTCGTAGGCCACCTGCTGTTCGGGGGTATAGTCCACCGATTCATCCCATGCGAAGCGGAATCCCTTCAGCGGGAATCCGTGACGGATCATGCGGGGGATGAGCTGCCAGTTCACCAGGTCACGGATGAGGTCGGCATCCTTCTGAATCAGGTTTTCCAGCATCTTGCGGTGCACCTCGCTCTGCGAAAGGCTGGCACCGTCTTCCATAGTCATGGTTACTGTAAGGATTCCTTTCGATATTTCCGAGTTACAGCGGTCGATACGTTTGTCGTACACATTGAACGCATCGGCACGGGTGCTTTCCTTCAGGTCGACGGTAGTTCCTTCGGGGAACAAGCCGTAAGCGGCTGCTCCCATGTCACGCAGCATCCGTTCAATACGGTCGTATTCCTTCGGGTCGCGGCTGGTGGTAGTCGCCACTCTCAGCGGCATACCGAATATTTCTCCGAACATATCCCAGAACGAGCACATGTTCTTTTTCGGAATGGTCTGCTGGGCGCATTTCAGATACAGGCCCAGATTATGTGTGCCTCCGGCTTCGATGCACCAGTCTTTCATCTCGCTGTTCCGGTAGTCGTAGCCCACCTGCCAGGTGTCGTTTTCGTGGGTGATGATGACTCCGTATTCGGGAATCACGTGGGTACGGGGAATCAGGCTGACCCGGTTGTAGGCCATCCGTCCGTCCACTTCCACCACGTCGCCCAGTTCAATGAGTGAATGGCCGTAGTAATTGCTTTCCAATGCCAGTCGCAGAAATTCCTTGAACCAGGGAGCTTCCAGCAGTTCCGTCAGTTCCGGATTCTCCACACCCTTCACGTCGCAGAGCTTGAAACTCTTGTTCAGCACGAATCCCATGCGCTGTTGCACGCATCCGGTCAGGTGCAGGTCGGCATCCACATCGGTATAGAGGTTCAGCAGACGTGTACGGTTCGGGTTGTCCACGTTGATAGCCATCTGCCATGCACGCCGCCAGTCGGCCAGGTCACGCCGTGTCAATGCTTCAGTGAGCAGCTGGAGCTTGACGCTCATTTCCTTGATGCGCCGTCTTTCGGCGGCATTCATCCGGTTGAGATATTCTATTTTCGGTTTCTTTGCCATAGTAGTTACCAGATATAATTGTTACGTTTGTCGGAACCGTAGCGTATGCCGGCTCCGGTCTGTTCTCCTTCCTCGCCCGTGGGTTGCAGTTCGGGCAGGTTCATGACCGCCTTTCCCGCCTGTACCTTCTCCAGATAGGCGACGGCGTTTTCAAACTGTTCCTTCCGGATTTCATACCCCATCTTTTGCGGCAGGCTGAGCACCATGAAATAGAGTGCCAGGTCGGCCACCAGTCCCACGAGGTCGAGGTTCCTTGCTTCGCCTTCGGCGGTGAAAGCCGCCTGCATGTCATAGCGTCCGTCCAGATAGCTTGCTATCCGGTCCATGGCACGGCGTTCGGCCAGCAGACGGTTGTCGTCCGTAGCCTGCTGAATGATTCTCAGCGCGTCGGCGCTGACCTGTATGTAGTCTTGTTCGGTGATAAACATGTGGTCAGTTAATAGTTAAAAGTTAATAGTTAAAAGCTGTCGTTGGTTACCAGGCATTCTTAGGAGGACGCCGCACGCCAAGCCGGGGTGTGAACGAAGCCTCACGGGTTTGTTTCTGTAGTTTATAAATCGCCCCCTCACTGGCATCGGGGAAGTCATCGTGTGCACGGCTGCCCTGTTCGAAAGCCAGCGTCTGGTCGATTCCGGCCCGCATGTCGGGGTCTTCTTTCAGTTTTTCGTTATAAAAGAAGTAGCCACGTTCCCATAGTGGGCTAATAGCCTCCACACGGGCGAACTTGTCGGGTTTCTTCCGCTTGTCGGGCATGATGGGAAGCTGGTAGCCCCGTGCGTCGCCTTCACGCTGGAACTCGTCGAGGATGGTGTCCTGCATGAAGTTGGCTTCCATGTAGATACTGACCGCCGCATCCTCAGGCAGTGACTCGTAGACATCGTAAAGCCAGCGCACCATTTCGCCCACGCTGCACTGGCGGCAGAAGGCACGCAGCAGATGCAGTTCCCGGTGGGAGGCGGTTTTCAATCCACGCTTGGGACGGCCTATCATGGCGGCAGCCTTGTAGTCGTTCTTTCCGGAGGATTTCCACGAAGGGTCGATGTAGAGCACTATCTGCTCGTAGTATTTCAGTTTCAGCATCGGTCGCCAGCGTATCCACCGTTCCTGAAACACGGCTCCCTCGGTGATAGGATTATTCATGTATTCCTTCTGAAACGAGCGGTAGCCCATGAACTGTTCGCGGTCGCGCAGTTTCTCGATGGTGTAGAACTCCGGCCAGGCAGGATTCCCGTTGCGATCGATGGCGTTCACCTCAATGGTCTTTACGGTCGGCGTGTCGATGATTTTCTGCAATACGGAGTTTTTGGAAATCAGGTTACCCACCATGATGAAACGTCCGTCCTTGCCGCCGAAGCAGCCGAACAGGGCTTCCTTTATCCAGTTGGTCATTTCCCGTACACGGGCTTCGCTCCGGCACATCTCATCGTCGTCCAGGTCGTCCACCACGATGTAGTCCGGACGCATCTCCCGGAAACGCAGACCACGTGGCGACTGGCCACGGCCTCGGGAGAAAAAGGCGCACTGGTCACGTGTGACAAATTCGCCTTCCTGCCACATTCCGCTGTTGTACTGTTCGCCAAAGTCACGGATGATATACTGGTTGTATTGCAGCTCTGCCTGCAAATCTCCCAGCAGACCATCGGCGCTGTCTTCACTCTTGCCCACCAGCACCATAACGTGCAGCTCGCTACGGAACTTCAGCCAAAGCGGGATGCCGATGTCCAGGTGTACCGACTTGGCATGACCGCGCGGCCACTTACAGACCAGACGCAGCTCGGGATGAGAGGCGATGTAGCGTGCCGCCTCGTTGTGGAACCTGGCATTCGGACACTGGCAATAATGTGACAGGTACCGCTGGCAGAAACAGTCGTAGTCCTTCAGGGCACGGGCGATGTTCCGCTTGCGTTCCGCTTCTGTCTCTACCCGTTCCTGTGAGGTCATCCGTTCTACCCGTTTGCAGTGCTCCTGCCATCGTTTCAGGGCTTCTTTCTTTTCCTGTTCCGTCATGATCAGCCTCCTTTCTGGGCGAAGAGTTCATTCAGGTAATCGTTGTGCAGCTGGTTCACGAGCTGGAACAGTTCGTTGGTAAGCTGAGGATATTCATTCCGGTGTGAAGCCAGCCAGTTCTCAAAGTCAATCATTGTGTCGATACGGTCTACCACACTGGCCTTCTTCTCGAGCTTTTCGATGGCGGTGGCTGTCTTGATAAGCTTGTCGCCCAGGCTGGCCAGCATATCCTCGTTTCCCGGCTCGTTCGCTTTGTCGAGCAGGGAATTGATGGAAGACAGCAATTTATTCACCAGTTCCGGACGGGTGATGCTTCGTGCCGCCTTCATCTCTTTCCATCCCAGGGTGTTTATCCAGCGGCTGAGCGTCTGACGGCTCACTTCCACTTTCTGAAGAATCTCTTCCTGTGAAAGTCCGCTCATGTAGAGCACCCGTGCCAGCTCCTGTTTTGTGTCGTTTTTAGCCATGTTTTACCTTGTATTTAATATTCGTTTACGACAAAGTTCATCCATTTTCGTGCATCCACGAAAAAGGGGTGCAACCGTTACAGAGAACAGTGCATCATTTACACACTTCCTTGTAACCGTTACACACTTTTTTGCCCGGACGGGAAAGGCAGAGTAAGTTTGCGTCAAACGAACGGAAAAATGGCAAAACGAATCAGAATATCGAACGAAACGCTAAACTGCTACGGCACGTGGATCCGTACCGAAGGCATCGACCTGACGCAGTTTAACCGGAATCCCGTACTGCTCTGGATGCACCAGCGGGGCGTGGTAATAGGAATGATAAAGGATATACGCGTAGCGGATGGAGAAGTGACCGGCGAACCCTGGTTTGATGAGGTACGCGAAGAATCGCGTCTGGCAAAGCAGCAATGGGAAAAGGGTACGCTACGTATGGGTTCGCCCAACTTCGAGATACTGGAAACAAGCGAAGACGCTGCCTTGCTGAAACCCGGACAGACCCGTCCTACCGTAACCCGCTGCAAGCTGATGGAATACAGCATGGTGGACATCGGCGGAAACGACGACAACATCCGGCTCTCATACGAGGGGCGGGAAATCAGGCTGGATGCAGGAGGCGGATGCGACCTGCCGCTGTTGAAGGAAAGCTTTAATGAAAACCAAACATTACAGACAATGAACGAACAACTGAAAACCATCGCCCTGATGCTGGGGCTGGCGGACACCGCCACACTGCAGGAAGTGCAGAAACAGATTAATGTGTTGCTCGGTTACCAGACAGCCAATACTACACTGCGTACCGAGAAGGAAAAACTGGAGAAGGAGCTTGACACCTTACGACTGGCAGGTATCACTTCGCTGGTAGAGGAAGCCGTAACTTCCGGAAAGATTGAAGCCGGGAAGAAAGCCCACTTTATCGAATTGGGAAAGAAACTTGGTCAGGAAAGCCTGAAACTGACCTTTGAAGCCATGCACGGCACGGTAAAGCCGTCGATGATGCTGAACCGCACCACCTCACAGGCGGCAGGCGACTGGAAGAAACTGAGCGAAGTTCCGGCAGAGGAACTGAAGCTGATGCGAAAGAACGATCCGCAGCAGTACCGCAAGCTGTACAAGGCAGAATACGGTGTGGACTGTCCGGAACTTAACTGATTGTTGAACACAAATTAAAACACGAACATGAGAAAAGAAATCGTAAAATTCGTAACCGGCACACTGGTGAATGTGCTGATGAGTATCATTATCCTCTTTCTGCTTGGAGTACCGAATGCAGGATTCTGGGGACTGATTGTGGGTATTGTACTTCCTATGGCACTGGGCAAGTTCCTTCCGAAAGGTTCAGCCCTGGAAGGTGTCTATACCGAAGTGTGGACGGGCGAGCTGGTGAAGCAGCTTCGCGGAGGAATGAGCGCTTCCTGGCTGGACGGAGTGTCCGATTATTCGGCTGCGGTAAATAACGAAGTGGTTCACCTGGTAGATGTGGGCGGAGATCCGGACGTATTGATTAACAACACGACGTATCCCATCGCCGCACAGGAACTGGAGGACGGGGATATTGCACTGGGTCTTGACAAGTTCCAGACCAAGAAAACTGCCGTATCAGATGATCAGCTCTTTGCTATCTCTTACGACAAGATGGGAAGCGTTATTGAGCGTCACGGAGATGCCATCACTATCGCCAAATTCAAGAAAGCGGCTCATGCGCTGGCTCCGAACAGCAATACGGCGAAAACTCCGGTAGTGCCTACTTCAGGTGAAGATGACAACGGACGTAAGAAATGTACCCGCAAGGACATCATCGCTCTGAAACGCAAGCTGGATGCCTTGCAGATTCCCACCGCAGGTCGCCGACTGGTACTTTGCTCAGATCATGTGAACGACCTGCTGGAAGACGACCAGAAGTTCCGCGATCAGTATTACAACTACACCTCCGGAAAGATTGCTAACATGTACGGCTTCGAGGTGTACGAATTCGAGAACTGTCCGTACTTCACCAAGGAAGGCACTAAAGTTCCGTTCAAGAACTCGCCTTCGGGAACCGACCATCAGGCATCCTTCTGTTTCTACACCAAGCGTGTGTTCCGTGCACAGGGAAGCACCAAGATGTATTACCGCGACGCACAGACCAACCCGGACTACCAGCAGAACGAAGTAAACTTCCGCCACTACTACATCGTACTTCCGAAGAAGATGGAGGCTATCGGTGCTATCTACAGTTACGACGGATCTACCGCACAGACATCCGACCAGGAAGTGGAAGCAGACAAGAACTGGGCTACCGTACGCCGTGAAGCTGAAGCCGCTAAAATGGCCATGGTTCTGTCTGAAGGAGGAGAAAAAGGTGTAAACGGATTGGAAGAAAAGTTGCAGGAAGATCCCGCAGCTGGTGAAGAACTTGAAGCATAAGGAGGACTGAAGGATGAAAAATCAACCACGCGGAATAAGAAACTGCAACCCCGGTAATATTCGGAACTCTGACGCGACAGACTGGAAGGGAGAAGTACCTTCCTCCGAAAAGAAGGACAATGCGTTCGAAGAGTTTGAAGATATGCCGCACGGATACCGTGCACTGATCAAGCTGTTGCAGAACTATCATAAGAAGTACGGTTGCAAGATGATTGCAGACTACATCAACAGGTGGGCACCAAAGCATGAAAACAACACATCTGCCTACATCACTGCGGTATGCCGCAAGATGCAGGTACCGACAACCTTCCAGCCCAACGTGAACGATAAGGACACGATGTGTATGTTTGCAGCCGCAATCAGTGAAGTGGAAAACGGAGTACCGGCACAGATGGCCGACATCCGGGCCGGATGGGAATTGTTATAATTGGAGCATTATGGACTGGACCCTGTTACAGTCACTGATGGAATGGCTGGCTCCTGCCGGCTGGCTGGTAACTGCCATTGCCTGGTGGCGTGACAGGAAAGTGTACCAGGTCCGTGCAGTGAAAGAAACCGAGGGTACTTACAAGACTCTTTACGATGATCTGAGTGCCACGGTATTGGAACTTAGTAAACAACTACGGAAACAAAACGAACGGAATATCAATCATGAAACGGCTTTACGAAAACTGCATACTTGCAAGTATGCTGACCGCTGTCCTGTCATTATCTTCTTGCGCCAGCAGCAGAAAGGCCAGCTCGGGAACCGTCCGCTCGGACAGCCTCCGAACGAGCGTAACCGAGCAAACAACTTACGAGCCGGTCCCGAAGAGGACGGCGACCTGCTCGGTGAGTGCGGAGCAGTGGTTGAACCTGAGTAAGCTTCCTGCCGGATTCGGGCTGAGCTATCGGAACGACGGTCTGAGTATTGACATACAATCGGACGGAGAAGGTGGCGTGAACGTCACAGCTACAGCCGACAGTACAGGAAGACAGGTAACCGTAACACGTACGGAAACCGATCACCGCATACGCGATGAAACTATGAGCAATGAAGTGAAGGAAACACGCCCCGGAGTGCAGGGATGGCTGACAGGAACAGCCCTGACCCTGCTGGGGATTTTCCTTATCTGGCAACTGATTAAATATTATTTAAGCAAACATTAAAAACGACAAGATTATGGCAGATACAAGCAACGGACTGATGTATGGTGTGGCAGCCGTAAAGTTCAAGGCTGCGGGAGCAGAAGGACAGGAAAAGACGTTGGGCTGGCTGGATGAAAACGGAATGCAGCCGGCAGGAAATGCTCCTACCTTTATGGATGTGATGGCTGCACAGGTAACAGACGGACCGGTAGACAGCATCATGACCAATCCGGGAAGCGATGCGTTCACTATGAACCTTATCAAGCTGGATGCCCAAAGCATGGTCGATGTATTCGGTGGAAAGAAAGAAGCGGATGATTCTTATACTCCTCCGGTCAAATTTGTAGCAAACGGTGTGCTGACAATATCCATGCATTCCGGACACAGCTTCCGCATATTCAACGCCCGTCTGAGCCGTAACGGCTTCCAGAACGGAATCAATATGCAGAATGTGCTGGCAATGGGTATCCGCGTAGATATGTTGAAACCTACGGACGGAAAAGAAAGACGCTATCGTACTTATCCTCCCGGAGTGAAACCTGATACCTCAGACTCAACCGCAGACGCAGCAGGATAAGTATGAAGGCACAGGATATAGAACTGCTGGCAGGCATCTCCCTCAGTGACGGGGGAATCAGCCTGCCGCTTCATACGGTACTGAGGAAACGTCCGTTCCGCATTACGATGAAGACACCTACAACCCGCAGCCTGATCCGGATCAGCAAGCGATATCTCCGAATCGGGGTGACTCCGGAAGAATATGACGCATACAATCTGGACCAGCGTGTCCGGTTTGTCTTCCTGCATGGAAAGGACATCAGCCGGATGGTGGCATACGGAATTGTGCGAGGTCCTGTACTGGGAAGATTACTTAACCGCCCGGTGGCATGGATGCTTCGGGAACTGATGACACCCGACGAACTTTCCTCCGCCTGGCGTCAGATACTGAGCAGCACATCTACCACGTCTTTCGGGATTATTATCGCATCGGCAGCAGCACTGAACAAGATGCAGCCCTTAGCGAGCCGGAACGAAAGCGCAAACGAAACGAGGAGTTAAAGAAGGGACATACGGAACCTTCGCATAGCCTTTTCGGCGTGATAGGTCAGATAGCTACGGAAACAGGCTGGAGCATAGACTACATTCTGGACAAGGTAAATGTAGTAACCCTGCAAATGATTTTGGCAGACATGCCGCACTGGGTTCCTCCGCAGAAGCCGGACATGATGCAGCAGATCAGGGAAATGGAGGAACGGGAGAAACAAAGGAACAGTCACAGACAAACAGATAACACGAACACGACAAAGGGAGTGAACCCGATGGAGTTCTTTACCAAATACGCAGTAAAAGATTAAGGATATGGCAGTACCTGTACAGCTCGAAATATTCATGAAAGACCTTACCAAAGCCGGACTACAGAGCGTGGGTAAGAATGTGGATGATGTGGAAAATCAGACTCTGCAACTGATTGAAGCATTGAAGCAGGTACGTGCCGAACAGAACAAGCAGCTTGAAGCGAACAAGCAAGCCGGGAAAAGCTACACGCAGGAAGCGGCCAATGTACAGGCTTTGACCGGACAGATAAACGAATTGAAGGCAGGTCTGAAAGATTTGCAGAAGACAAAAGAAGAAACCGCAAAAACGCAGACTATTGACATCGACACAGAAGCTGTTACCCGTAAGACAAACAACCTGAAGATGCAGTTCAGCCAGGTAGCTAGAGAGCTGCCTTCACTTGCCATGGGACCGCAGATGTTTATCCTCGCTATCTCAAACAACCTTCCTATGCTTGCAGATGCCATTTCGGATGTGCGCAAGCAGAACGAACTTCTGGCCGCATCCGGAGAAAAGGGTGTGCCTGTATGGAAACAGCTGGCAGGTGCTGTATTCTCATGGCAGACGGCGCTGGTAGCGGCTATATCGCTAGGTATTGTGTTTGGAAAGGATATTGCGAACTGGGTAAAGAATTTAGGAAAAGCCAATAAAGAACTTTCTGAAACGCAGAAGTTACAACAAGCTGTAAATACATCTCATCGTGAAGGTGGAAAAGCCGCTTCTGAGGAATCAGCTAAACTTAAGATTCTTTACACAGCAAGTCAGGATAGTAGTAAGTCCATGAAAGAACGAAACAAAGCAGTGGATGAATTGCAAAAGATGTATCCCTCCTATTTTGGCAAACTGACTAATGAAGCTATCCTTGCAGGAAAAGCAGCATCTGCATATGACGATTTAACCAAAGCCATTATTCGCAAAGGCCAGGCACAAGCGGCAGAGGATATCGTAGCTGATTATTCAAAGAAAAATTTTGAGCTACAGCGAGGAATCAATGCAGATACAAACTGGACAAACAGGAATAAGACTGAATATGAAAAAGCATTGAAGGAACGTAACAAGATGTGGGAAAATTACCGCAAGGTAAACCAAGGAAGTGTCATCGTAGACAGTGCTGCAAAAGAATGGATCAGTAATACTCCGGAAGGTAAGCTAATAGAGGAATATGAGCGCCGTATGTCAAATATCAATAAGTATACAGACCAGATTGCAAAAAACAATAAGATCATAGAAGGAATAGTAAAGCAGATTGATACCTCGGCTTATATCGATGATAAACTGGATGGTGGTTCTTCAGAATCTACTAAAGAAAAAAACGATTATGCTTCCCAGCTGGCGGATGCACGCGTAAAAGCTCAGCAGACTACAGAGAAACTCCGTATTCAGATCATGCAGGAAGGTGTCGCCAAACGAAAGGCACTGGCTAAGCAGGAATACGATGAGCAGCTTGCCGACATCGACAAGCAGGAACGGGACACGATTGCCAAAATGGATCAGGCTCGCAAGCAGGGTGACAACATCCCGCAGAGCCAATATGATGAAGTGAAAACGGAAGCGGATGAACAAAGGCTTTTAGCGGAAAAAATATTAGCGGAAAAGATATACCAGATCAATAAAGAATATCTGGATAAGACACTGGACGCTGAAATAGAATATAACAAACAATATGGGACCTGGCAGGAAAAAAGAGAGGCTGTAGCTTTGGAGTATACTAAAAAAATTGCCTTGGCACAAACTGAAGCCGAAAAGAAGCTTTTAAAAGAAAAAGGGAAAGAAGCTGTTGCAGCTGTAGATTTTGAGGAGTTTAAGGAAAGTATCAATTGGGAATTGATTTTTGGAAATCTTGACAAGGTAGCGAAACAAGAGTTGCAGAAATTACGCGCGCAGCTGGAACAATTCCGCCAGTCGCCGGAATATAAAAACATGGCGATTGATGAGCGTAAGGTCTTGGATGAAGCCTTAAATGAAATCCAGCAGAATATAATTGAGAAAGGCGGATTGCTTGGAAATTTGCCGGAGCAGTTACAGGTATTGGCAGAGGCACAGAATGAGTTGGAAAAGGCACAGTCGGAATACAATAAATCCCTTATTTTGGGGACAGAAGCAGAGAAAGAAGCGGCTTTGAAGAAAAGAAATCAGGCTCAGGCTAATGTCGTCAACGCTCAGGCTAATGTTAACGCGGCCGCTGATCAGGCTGGACAAAGATTCTCTAAAGTTACAGACAGTATGATTCGACTTAGCGAAGCAGGAAGTGACCTCTCCCAACTAGGAAGTTCTATCGGGACATTGATAGATGCGTTTTCCGATGCCGATTCGAAAATAGGCGGTATAGTAGGTTCTATTATCGGAGTTTTGGAGCAGTTGGGAGATCAGGGAATATCCGGCTTTGTTGGAGGTATATTGGAGAATGTCGGTAATCTGGCCGGACATATGTGGGATACAATTGGAAGCTTTTTTGGAGTAAAAGGGCTTGGAGGTATTTTTTACGGCGCGGATTATTCTGAATATGAAAATATGAAATCTCAATATGAAACCTTGTCGGACATTTGGGATGAGCTGATAGACAAGAAACAACAATATATCGATATCAGTTATGGAGAAGAAGCGGAAAAAGCTTATCAGGAATCAGTTAACCTGCTGAATCAGAAGATGCAGCAGGCATATGCTCTTGCTGAAGCACGTAAATCTGCCGGTAGCAGTATGGGCTCTCATAGTATTGCATATCGGCAAAACAGAGATTTGGGTGGATATGCCTCAGAATTATATAAGTATGTCAATCAGAATGGTAACTATAATGATATAACGAACGCTTTGCTGGGAGCGTCAGCCGATCAGTTACGTAATGTCCGTGATAACATGTGGGCATTTTGGGCTGGACTGGACGCTGAATTCCGTAATGCCTTGGAACAGATTATCGCCTGTGATGACCAGATTGATGATTTGGGTGAAAAAATGAATGAAGTGATGACAGGTGTTGATTTCAGCAGCTTCCAAAACAGCTTTGTAGATATGCTGAATGATCTGGATTCTACCAACCAGGATTTTGCTGACAACTTTGAAAAGTATTTGCAGAATGCAGTATTCTCATCACTTATTGCAAACAAATACAAGTCAAGGATTGAAGCTTTATACAAAGATTGGACCGAGAAAGCGGATGGTGGCTTAACTACTGATGAAGTGGATAAGCTCAGACAGGATTATCAGAATATAATAAACGATATGTTGGCAGAACGGGAGCAGATTATGAACAGTTTCGGCTGGGAAAGCTCATCCTCCGGTAGTAACCAGTCGCCCAGCAGCGGTGCGCTGACTACCATGAGCCAGGACAGCATATCTACCTTTGAGGCAATAGGAAGAAACATGCAGACGCATCTGGCCAATACAGACAAATTCGTACAGGAAATCCGTAACACACAGAAACTGGATAGCCAGACGCTCGCAACCATAGCATCTCATACGGCATACATTGTGCTGATATATGACTTGATGGAAGACTTGAAGTTGAACGGAATACAGTTGAAATAATATGGACTTGACAGGATACCTTACAATCAACGAAACAGACGTATGGACGGAATACGGTGCGTTCCTTGGCGAAACGGAAGCGGGAGGTCACGTGAACATGGACGCTTTGCTCCGTATGCCCAAGGCGAAGGACATTACCACAGTAGATTTCCGGGAACGGAACGGAGTGGAGCTTCCTCAGAACCCGAACGTGAAGCTGAACAGCATCGAACGTACCTTGCAGTTCTTTCTTCGCGGGAACTCGAAAGATGACCGGCTGGACAAGTACCAGCGCATGATGACGCTGATCACGTCCGGAATGCTTACGATAAATGTAAAGAATTACCGAACCTACAATATGGTATATCAGGATATGCCGGCAGAACCGGACTGGTACGAGAGTTACGAAGGCGACCGGTTTTATGTGCTGTTCTCCGTAAAGTTTCTGGAACCGCAGCCTTCCTTTAGAAATTGATTAAATATAGATTAAATGGAACTGAAAATATACGATAAAGCAAATAACCTTCGACTGACAGCCAGCCCGAACACTTCTTCTTCTGTCACAGAAGAGATTGGCGGGGAATGCAGCGTATCTGCGTCGTTCACACACACGGAATACATTCCGCTGGATGTAGACGATTACATAGAACTGGAAGGCGTGCGTTATAAAGTAAAGTCCCGTTATCGTCCGAAACAAAAGAACACACAGACTTACGAATACAGCGTGAAGTTCTATGCGCCGATACACGATGCTGAAGACACGCTGATGCTGTTCCAGGAAGGCGGAACTACCTCTGAATTCAGTTACGACGGTGGTCCGCGCGAACACCTGCAATTGTGGATTGACAACATGAACCGCCGTGCCGGTGGAAATCTGTGGAGCATCGGAACAGTGATTACCGCAGATAACAAGACTATTGATTATCGGAATGTGAAGTGCTGGGATGCAGCCTTCGGCAGCAACGGCATCGCCGCCACCTTCGAAACGGAAATGTGGGCGGACGGTTATGCGATAAATCTCTGCAAGGCAGAACGCGGCGAAATGGTAGAACTGGGATATCTTCAGGGACTTACCAACCTGGCGCAGGAAGATAACGGAGAGGTTAAGTTCTTTACCCGTCTGTTCCCGCTGGGATCTACGAGAAACATAGATGCAACCAAGTACGGATATTCCCGTTTGCAACTTCCTGATAGATCTATATATGTAGACAAGAACGTCGACCTGTACGGAGTGAAGGAAGAAACGGAAGAAACAGCCTTCTCGGAGATATACCCCAAATACATCGGTACTGTTTCCTCTGTTCGTACGGAAGAGAAAACCAGCAAGGAGGGACGGAAGTACACCGTATATTACTTCAAGGACAACGGTATGAACTGGAATCCGAAAGACTACGAGATTCCGGATCTGGACTACATGTTGAAATTTCAGACAGGCGAGCTGGCAGGGCGTGGAACAGACGGCTCCTTTCAGGCCGCATGGCATGAAGACACACGGGAGTGGGAAATCATCAACGTGTATCCGGATGATACGACTCAGATTCCGGGTGGTGCAATTATCCCAACTCCGGGCGATCAGTACATTCCCTGGAATTTCGCCATGCCGCAGGAATACATCACCGAGGCAGAACAGGAATACAAGCAGGCTGTAGATGATTATCTTAATACTTACAGTTTCGATCCGAACAAGTACACAGGTACTACTGATCGAAACTACATCGAGAAGAACCATACCCCACTCCGCATCGGATGGAATGTGCGTCTGTTATCAGAACAGTATTTCGGCACCATAGGCGGATACAAGGATACTCGTGTCACAAAAGTGCAGCGCAAGCTGAATGACTTGTGCCAGGCTACGATTACCTGTTCGGATGAAGTCGGTACAGGATGGAAGTCTTCTGTAGATAACTCTTTGGATTCATTAAGGTATGAGGTGGCCAGACAGGCAGAACAAGCGATAATCAATATTATCAAGAGTACTGACCGTAACACGCCGTCTGACAATAATGTGTATTCCGCTCTTGCTTCGCTGTTAAAGTTTCACAGAAAAGACAAAACGGACGAAAACCCGTATCTTCAGAAATTTCTGAAAGGGATTGAACTGGGTGAATTTGTTTCCGGGTTGCTTGGAACCGGAGGAGCTATACAGATAGATCAGGATGGGAACAGTCATGCAGAGTTTGATTATCTGACTATTCGAAAAGTAGCTTTATTTATTGAACTGATCATTCAGGAAGCAAAAGCTGTAGGTGGTATGCTTGTTGTTTCTCCTTCGGGAATGACAATCTCAAAAGTTGAAGAAACCAGCACTGCCTATCGCTGTTATTTTGAACGCACCGACGGCGACAGGACGCTGAAAAATCAGTTTACCGTAGGCACGCAGGCCCGCAGGCAAACATTTAATCTTACCGGACAAGCATATTACTGGCGACTGGTGACAGCGGTTGGTGAAGATTACGTAGATTTGTCTAAGACCGATTGCGATACAGGTTCCACTATTCCGCAAGCTGGTGATGAACTGGTAGGCCTTGGGCATCGGACAGATAAAACACGTCAGGCAGCAATTATTATCTCTGCCTTTGGCGACGATTCGCCTTCTATTAAGTATTACCAGGGCATTGACTCCTTTAGCCTGGTAGATAAAGAAGTCAAGATGGATTATTACGATAACACAAACGGTCGTTTTAAATCTATTACTTATGGTGATACTTATGTCGGTGCAAGAGATAAAAGCACCTACGTAAAGTACGATCAGGAAGAAGGTGTTGAAGTAGCTGGAAAAGTTAAGTTACAAGCTGGCTCTACTGGTGCATCTCAGCTTGAAGATTTACCTGATGAAATCTATAGTGCTGTAAAAATAGGTGGAGAAAATCTTCTTTTGAATACTGGTTTTTTGGGTGATTTTGAGTCTTTAGAGCTGGAATCAGGAACTCCACTGAAAGAGGATACAAAAATGTATAACTCCTCACTTGACAAGTGGAGCGGTACGGCAACACTTAATCAGGATGAAAACGCTGTATCAGGCGTATCTGCTACGATAGGAAGACTTTCTCAGGGATTGATGCTTATTCCGAATGAGAATTATGTGATAAGCTACAAGGCAAAAGGAACTTCATTGCAGATTGTAGTAGGAGGAAGTACCATATCACAACAGCTGACGAATGATTACAAGAAGTATTCTCATGTTTTTACAAACAGTAATAGCACATCAGTTACATTTTCAGGTGAGGCCACGATATGCGATATAAAGTTGGAAAGAGGTACTATTCCGACCGACTGGTGTCCTTCAGTATTAGATCCCAATGTAGTAAAAGATAAATTTAAAAGTCTTTGGTATTTACAGGATGCTCTGAAAGGAGAAACACAGACACTAGGAGGACTTTCCCTGACTTCTATGATTATGCTTGGGAAATGGGTGGACGGGGTTATGGAAAAAGTAAATGCTGGTATCAGTGGTATTTACAACGATGATACCGATGTGGCAATGTGGTCAGGAGGTACATTTGAACAGGCGATAGCAACAGTTCAGAAATTACTGAGCGGAGAAATTCCGACTGATGAGGAATGGAAGTCACTAGCTAAGTTTGTTGCTACCCATGGTGGTGATATATTCTTACGGGGTTATATCTATGCTTTAGGAGGTGTATTCCGAGGAACAATTTATGCCAAAGACGGAGAATTTAACGGTAAAGTATCTATTGGTAACGGAAATATCCTATTAAATAAAGACGGATCAGGACAGTTAGCCGGTGGAAACATAAAATGGGATAAGAATAATTTCTTGCAAATAAATTCCATAATATCTTCTCCATTTGTCAGCCTATCCGGAGTTCTGAATGAAGAATCGAAAAGATGGATATTTTCAATCGGTAAATTCATGGATAGCTTTAAAAATAATTTTTGGCTGAACATGGATGAAATATATGGAACTGAATATTCCGCTTACATTGAATTTCCGTATAAAAAAGAATGGGAAGGATCTAGTGTAATGTTCTTTAATAGAGGTTTGCTACAATCCTTAAAAACTACAGGAACAGACTGGGATGAAAAAGAATTGTTGCCCGGGAAATTATACAGGTTTGTCCTTATAAATACAGATGATTTAACAAAATGGTATTGCCAAGAATTATAAGATATGAGTAATCTGTCACAAATATTAGCAGATAGCAACTGGGGACAGGAGTCTGCACGCATTAATCAGAATTTCCAGAATATCAATACTGATCTGGAAAAGGTAAAGTCAGCTACCACTAAATTTAAAGGGTACTTTACAACCGAAGAATCCTTAAAAAACAAATTTGGATCCCCAAAAATAGGAGATACAGCCTGGGTAGGAGAATCATATCCAGGCACAGTATATGACGTACAGACAGACGGGCAGTGGCACAATACCGGCAAGGCTCCTGATACCGGAAGTGTAGATCTGCAAGACTATGCTAAGAAGGAAGAACTTACCGAGTTAGAAGGGAAAGGTGATAATAGAAATTCATTAATATCATATGGTGCTACGTTTTTTCAATCTTATGAAAAACCGATTGATGAATTAAGCAACGTATATATAGATAAAAACGGTGTTCAAAAATCAATGCAAGGTGTAAAACTTGAAATATTCAAAGTGAATAAAGGTGATATAATACAGTTTGATTCATTAGGTGCTTCGATTGGTAAAAACTATTCTTTATTTGGATTTTACGAGGAATATCCTGCTATTGGCGCAAATCCTATATATACAGATTATAGCATGAATAGTAATAGCCAATATTCTGTTTTTGTTTCTGTTTCACCTATTAACGGATATGTAGTTATACCGTATTTTCAACAATATTATGAATATAGAGTAAGTATCAATCCGTATGGAATTGATAGTAATACTTTATTGCAGTATAAGTTAAATTCAGGTGCAATACCTTTTTGCCCGGCAAAATTAGCAAAGAGTGTAAATGGGTATTATGATACAAAAGGAAATTTTATTTCTAATGGTAATTTTAAAACTGATTTTTACGAGGTAAAAAAAGACTATCATTATAAAATAATAGCACCTATTGGGTTAAGTAAAACAATAATTCCATTTGTTTTTCTTGATGATATTAGCAATACTAATGCTATAGAATTTTCATCTATTCCAACAACTCATTCTGTAGAATACTCTATCAATTACTCAGCTAAAAAGGATGGGTATATTGGCGTTTTCAATGGGGGTACGTATCAAGTGTGCAAAGTATATGAGATGAATGGAGGAAATGGTATTATAGAGATTATACAAAAAAATATATCCTATAACGAAAAGAAAAAAAACGTTGGTAAAATAGATGGATATTATATTAACAAGGATGGGGTCTTTATTGAACAAAGTAGATATAAAATATACTATTTTCAAGTTAAAAAACATGAGTTTCTAAAGATTAAGAAAAATATAAATATTAGTACTGCAATATCCAATTTTTCGTTTTTTGAAGATATTCCAAATGTAGGAACACAACCATATTACTATGAAAGGAGTATGGTTAATGACTTTGAAAATGTTTATATAATATCCCCGATTAATGGATATATTGCTGTATCTTATGATAGTAGCTATGGTACATTAGATGTTATGTGCCATAACGATAATTCAGATATTGCGTTTGAGTTGTTAAAGGGTTTTAAATTCAATACTCTGTTAGAATTATCTGTTATAAATAATTATTATATAAATAAGAATGGGCAATTTGTGCAAGCACAAGGGCAAGACGTTGTGTATACCAAAGTAGAAAAAGGTCAGATAGTTAAGTTTGAATTTGATAATATTCAATTAGGAACTAATTTTGCGAAGTGGGCAATATACACGTCTATTCCAAATCAAAATTCTACCCCATACGCATACGAACCAGTATATAAACAAAGTGGAGATAATGTATATATATATTGCCCTTGTAGCGGATATTTAGCAACAACACGTAATTTAAGTTATGGTGATGTTTACTTTTATTCGATAAAAGAAAATAAACAAATTTCAGAAACAGATAACTTTATAATTAATTGTCATGGGGATAGTTTAACCGAAGCCGGGAAGTATGAATCTGAAATAAAAAGACTTTGCAATGAAACATACCCAAATATTAATGTAACTGTAAATAATCATGGCGCAAGTGGCGCAGCAGCGGGCAGTATATTAGCGGCGTTTGGAAGTGTGCCAATTATGATTACAGAAGAATTTACTCTAAATAACGGATACGCAGAAATATCAGCTATTTGTGTAGATAAAGATATTAAAGGACAAGCATTTTTTAATTATGGTTCTAACGAAAGTGGTGCAGGTATTAGCCCGGTTGTGATAGATGGTATTAAAGGAACACTTGATAAACCTGAAATACTCAATAGTGTTGAATCAGATGAAGGTCAACAGATAGCAGTAGTATATAAATTTCATGCTAATGACGAAACAAGTAATGCTAAATTAGCATCAAAATCAATTATTTATCCATATAATGTTCAACAAAGACAAGGAGATATAACAATACTATATATGGGTACTAACAACATGATGCAATATGAATCAGTTAAACAAGGAGTTATTGACATGCTAAAAAAAGCAACTCAATACGTTAGAAATGGTAAGTATATAGTAGTTGGTTTACATGCAGAAAGAAATGATTATGGTAATCGCACTACTATTGATGATATAAATACATATAATGATATGGCTAGAAAAGAATTTGGTTTAAAATTTGTCGATACATTATCATACATGATTGTGCATGGATTGACAGATGTAGGAATAGAACCAACAGAAGCAGATACACAAGCAATATCAGAGGGTAAATGCCCCCCGTCACTAATACCGGATGGAATACATTGGTCTAATGATGCATATAAGGTTGTTGGTAAATTAATATTCAACCGTATGAAAGATTTAGGTTATTTTGTAATATAGTAGTATAACTCGGTAAGTTATATTATGGCATAAAAAAGGGTGGCAATAATACCACCCTTTTCGCTTTTTATCTTTAGTCATTGAAATGTAAGCATTCGAAGAAATGCACCTTTTACACTTTGAGGTTTGGTTGTAGCTTTGCGGCAGTGAATACAATCAAACCTCAATTATTAT